TGGAATTAAAATTGCAACAATATTTTCCATATGTTAATGTGGATTCTCTTGAAGTATTAAGAAATGACGAATATAATACTTTAACAGTAAAGTTATTTTATTCTATTGCAAATACTAATGTTCAAAATAACTTAACACTTACATTTTAAAAATGGCTACTACAAATAGAGATATAAAATATATTAACCGTGACTTTGACCAATTCAGAGCCCGATTAATAGAATATGCTAGAACATATTTTCCTCAAACATATAATGATTTTACTCCAGCTTCTCCTGGAATGATGTTTATGGAACAAGCTTCATATGTTGGAGATGTTTTAAGTTTTTATTTAGATAACCAATTTCAAGAAACATTTGTTCAATATGCTCAACAAACAAATAATATATTTGAGTTAGCGTATATGTTTGGATATCGCCCAAAAACAACAGGAGTAGCACAAACTATTATAGATTTTTATCAACAAGTCCCTTCTAAAATAGTTAATAACATAGCAGTTCCTGATTATGATTATGCATTAACCATAGATGAAAATGCTACTGTAACGTCTCAAAATGGAACATCTTTTATAATTCAAGATAAAGTTGATTTTTCACTTTCAAGTTCTCAAGACCCTACAGAAGTTTCTGTTTATCAGATTTCAGGTAACTCACCTCAATATTTTCTTTTACAGAAAAGTCGTAAAGCAATTTCTGCAACTATTAATACTCAGCAATTTTCGTTTGGATCTCCTCAACAATATCAAACAATAAATATTCCATCTGCAAATATTATTAAAGTTTTAGATGTTACTGATTCTGATGGGAATAAATGGTATGAAGTAGATCATTTAGGACAAGAAATGGTATTAGATTCAATTAAAAATACTAATATAAATGATCCTAATTTAAATGGGGATACTCCTTATTTATTACGTTTAAGAAAAGTAGCTAGACGTTTTGCAACACGTTTTACATCTTTAACTAATTTACAAATTCAATTTGGAGCTGGAGCCCCTAACGATATTACAGAAGAAATTACCCCAAATGCAGATAATGTAGGTATTGGATTACCATTTGAAAAAGATAAACTTACAGTTGCATATTCACCAGTTAATTTTTTATACACTGGAACTTATGGGATATCTCCTGCTAATACTACTTTAACAGTTAGATATTTAACAGGTGGAGGACTTACCTCAAATATACCAGCAAATACATTAACCACAGTTAATTCTAATAATATTCGATTTGCTCAAACTAATTTAAATACTACTACAGCAAATTATGTATTTAATTCACTTTCTGCAAATAATACTCAAGCGGCATCAGGAGGTAGAGGAGGAGATACATTAGAAGAAATTCGTCAAAATACTTTAGCACTTGCCGCATCCCAAAAACGATCAGTTACTGCTGATGATTATTTAATTCGTGCTTTAAGCATGCCTTCGGATTATGGTGCTATTTCTAAAGCATTGATTGAACAACCTAAATTAACAGATGATCAAGTTTCAACTATTGAAACCTTAAATTTATATATTTTATCTTTAAATAGTAATGGTCAATTAGATTATGCTACTGAAGCATTAAAAAGTAATTTAAGAACTTATATGTCTCAATATAGAATGATTGGAGACAACATTGAAATAAGAGATGCTTTTATAATTAATATAGGTGTAGACTTTGAAATTATAGTACTCCCAGAATATAATAATAATGAAGTTTTATTAGCATGTATTTCTGCTTTACAACAATATTTTGATATAAGTAAATGGCAATTAAATCAACCTATAATGTTAAGAGACCTTTATATATTATTAGACAAAGTTAAAGGAGTTCAAACAATTAAATCTATTACTATTTCAAATAAAGCAGGAACCACTTCAGGATATTCTCAGTATGCTTACGACATTTCATCAGCTACTCAAAATCAAGTAATTTATCCTTCACTAGATCCTAGTATATTTGAAGTAAAATATCCTAATCAAGATATAAAAGGTAAAGTAGTTCCTTTGTAATTTTATATTTATAATAAAATATTGTAATGGCTGTTTATAAAATATTTCCAACTCAAGATACTACTTTATATTGTACTTACCCAACAATGAATACTGGGTTGGATGCTATTTTAGAAGTTTCTAATAAATTAGGTTTAGATGGGTCTCCTCAAGTAGCTAGATATTTAGTTGAATTTGACCAAAATGAAATTTTAGACATATATTCTAATAAAATAGGTAATAGTCAATATAATGTTTATTTTAAAAACTTTATTGCTGAAGCTCAAGGTTTAAATCAAAGTACTACTTTAGAAATTCTTCCAATAGCTCAATCTTGGAATAATGGTACAGGATATTATTTAGATAATCCAAAAGAAGAAGATGGAGCATCTTGGAAATTTGCTAATTTTAGCGGTTCAGGAGCTTGGTCTCCCTCAGGCTCATATGTAAATGCTTCTGGTCAAATATTTTATACTAGCTCATTTAGTAACATTTGTGGAGGAATGGGTGGTGGAAATTGGTTTTATGATGCTTCTCAAAGTTTGTATGTAGCTATAGGATTTGTAATTCCTGGATATGTTTTATCTCAATTAGCTTTTAGTGGTTCATCTAATGTTCAGTTTAGTTTACGTGATACTAAAGATATTGAAGCTAATGTAACAAACACAGTTAATGCATGGATTACAGGTTCTATTCCAAACAATGGCTTTATAGTAAAATTAACGGGTTCTCAAGAATTTAATCCAAGTAGATTTGTTCAACCTATATTTAAATATTATAGTGTTGATACAAATACAATTTATCCTCCATGTTTAGAATTTAGATGGAGAGACTATTCAACAGTATTAACAGGATCTGCTACTGGTAGTATTGTCAATACAGTTGACTTAAAAATGTCTCTATCCGAAAACCCAGGTGTATTTTATCCTACTAGTAAAAATAGATTTTACGTAAATGTAAGTCCTTTATATCCTCCTCGAGTATATCAAACATCATCATTGTTTACTAATTTAAATTATTTACCAACTTCTTCATATTATGCTATAAAAGACTTGGCTACTAATGAATATGTTGTTAACTTCGATGACAATTATACTCAAATTAGTTCTAATTCACATGGAAACTATTTTGATGTTTATATGAGTGGACTTGAACCAGAAAGATATTATTCGATTTTAATTAAAACTAATATTAACGGTTCTACTAAAATTTTTGATGATAACTATTACTTTAAAGTTGTAAACGGATGAGTGAAAGTGTAAATCTAAATAAACAAGTATATGATAAAAGACAGTATACTAAAATAATAGATACGTCTTTTAAACAATTGGGTGTTCAAACAATTCAAGAACAAATTGACCAACAACCCACAGTAGATGAATTTTTTAACATGTATAACGAACTATTTTATCAAATACCTGAACTAGGAGCAACTAATTCACATGAATATTTGATTAAAAAAAGTAGTGAATATATTGCTTTTGACGCTAACCAAGATGAAATAATAGCATTACAAAATGAAATAGCCCAATTAAGAACTGATTTACTTGATGCTCAAAAACAAGTTATAGAATTACAAACCGGAACAACACTTACCCAATAATGGCTGCAGAAGTTATACAAATAGATGCTCAAAGTTTCATTTCCCAAACGTATGAAACCCAACAAACCAGCTTAATTTCTACATATGATGTTGATACAACACTTAATTCAAGTAGTTATCTTGAATTATTCATATATGACAATAACCAATCTATTTTAACCTCAGATTATAATTTTAATCAATATACTGTTTTAAATAATGGACAGTCAGCAGGTTCTAATAATGTTGTTTCTCAAATAGAAATTGATCCTGAAAAAATCCTTGTTGATAATAATTTTGATCAAGGAGTTTATGTAACTTATCTTAATGTTTTAAATAAAAAAATAGGTTCTTATCTTGAACAACTTTACATATCTGAAATATCTTCAGATAGAACTGAAATTAGATTAGATAGTACAGTATTGTCTAATATTGACTTAACTGAACAAACTAATAATTTTATTCAGGAAAGAGAAAATAGTCTGTATTTTATAGATTTTTATCTTAATTTTGGTGAAAATATTTTAGCTATAGCTAATAATATACAATTAGATAATACAGACCCGAATAATGTTTCTATATTAGTTAAATTATATGAACCTTTACCTTCTATTTATGATTTAAATTCTTCATTATGGATTGTAACATTTGTAGAAGAACCTATAGCATATAGTGTCACTTTTGAAGATCTTCCTATCATTATTACAGATACTGTTAATGTTAAAGGACCTAATTTTAATTTAGATTTAAAAGATCAAATTAATAATTCAACAGTATCCTTAGATTATAATACTTTAACTTCTACTACTTTAACTAGTTCATTTAACCAATTAAGTAGTTTATTAGAGGAAAAAGAAATTGATATTAATATCGATTATACAAGTTTTCCTAATTTTGTTCATTTTAGTTCTGTTCAAGCTCGATTAGAAAACTTTTACTATAAAGTAAGTTTACTTGAAGATTATTCATCATCAATTGCTTTAATTGATTCTCAAATTACAGGTTCAACTTCATCATCATTAGCTATTACTAATAATAAAGCAGTTTATGAAGCATTTATAAACGATATTATAACTAATTTTGATGGTTATGAATACTATTTATATTATTCAAGCGGTTCATGGGCTTGGCCTAAAGTAAATTCACAACCTCCATACCAATTATATACAACAGGTAGCACTCAAGTGTTAAATTGGTTTGGTAGCAATGATGAAACCTCTATTTATTATGGAGGAGTTATACTTTCAGCATCTATATACGATAACGCTAACCCAGATAATTTATACTATGCTATCCCTGAATATTTAAGAAATGACCCTGCTAATCAACCTTATGAATTATTTGTAAGTATGGTTGGTCAATTTTATGATAATATTTGGATTTATTATAAAGACGTTACTGAAAAATACAATGCTGATAACCGTTTAGAAAATGGTATTTCAAAAGATATAGTAGCAGATGCAATACGTGATTTTGGAATTAAACTATATCAAAACAATTTTTCTATCCAGGATTTATATACTGCGTTTATAGGTTTAACTCCTGAGGGTGGTTTATTTCCCTTTCCAAATATTACAGGTTCACTTCCAACTCCTAGTGGATTTGAATATGTTGATACTTTAATATCTGCTTCTAATGATTATATACCGTTAGACGACGTAAATAAGTCGTTATATAAACGCATTTACCATAACTTACCATACCTGCTTAAGTCAAAAGGTACTTTACCTGGTCTGCGTACTTTAATCACTTCATATGGTATTCCTGATACTGTATTAAGAATTAAAGAATATGGAGGTAAAGATAAAGTTAATATAAATGATTGGGATTACTGGCAAGATACTTTTAATTATGTTTTTTATACAACAGGAAGTAATTCTATTTTTACTGATTGGAAATTAAATCCTAATTGGAATTCTCCTGATAGTGTTCCTTCAACTTTAGCTTTTAGATTTAAAACAGAAGGTTTACCTACATCATCTATCCCATATTCTCAAAGTTTATGGTATACTGATATTTATTCTTCTATTGTATTACAATATACAGGATCGGGATATGCTACTGGTTCTTATTTAGGTTCAATTATTGACCCATATTACCAATATGCTAATTTAGTTTTTTATCCTGATCCAACATCACATCCTGGATCATCTGCTAGTATATATTTACCGTTTTTTGATGGTGGTTGGTGGTCTGTAATGGTAACTCGCAATGGAGATGATTTTAATCTATATGCTGGTAACAACATATATGAAGGAGGAGATAATGGAACCTTATTAGGATTTTATTCTTCTTCATTTATAAACGAAGATTCAACATTTTGGATTTTAGGCTCCACATCAACATTTGGCTCTCAAAATCCATCCATCCCAGGAGGATTATATGATGCATTTTCTGGTTCATTTCAAGAAATTAGATACTACAATACTGTAATAAGTGAAAGTGTATTTAAAGACTATATAATGAACCCTCATTCTATTGAAGGTAATTTCCTTAATTCTTCCCCAGATAATTTAGCTTTTAGAGCACCTTTAGGAGGGGAATTATATACTGGGTCTGTTTCTATACATCCAAAAGTTACTGGTTCTTGGGCTACAACAAGTTCATTTAATTTTAATAGTGATTTTACTTACACTATTACCCCAGCTACTTTTAATCCTAATACAGAATATTTCTTTATAGATCAACCTCTTGCAGGTATTAAAAATGCTATATCTGATAAAATTAGAGTAGAAGATAATACTATACCTTCTGGGAATACTTTATCTGCTTTTAGAACATTATCTCAAAATTCAGAAATTAGTCAAAGTTATACTGCAAATACAAATTTACTTGAAGTAGCATTTTCACCTCAAGATGAAATAAATGATGACATTGCTGATCAAATTGGATATTATAACATTGGAGAATTTATAGGTGACCCAAGATTTAGATCATCCTCAGCTTTAACATATCCCGAATTAGATGCTTTACGAAATGCTTATTTTGAAAAATATACTAAAAATTATGATTTAAATGATTATATTCGTTTAATTAAATTTTTTGATAACTCGTTATTTAAAATGATCAAAGACTTTGTACCGGCACGTACAAGTCTTGCTTCGGGTATTGTAATTAAACAGCATTTACTCGAAAGAAATAGATATCCAGAACCACAAGTAGATAATTATTCAACTATAGCATATACTACTAGTGGTTCCCAAAATAACATCCCATTTACTTTCCAAGATATCTCAGTTACAGGAACATTAGCACCTCAATGGAATGATTACCAACCAGGAACCGTACAAAATTTTAGTGGAGGGCCTGGAGGAGTATTTAACCCATACAATAGTATTTTAACTTCTCCTTATGGAGCAAATGGTACTGGACCTAATAATATATACTTTTTAACCCAAAGTTGGTCTGAAAGTATTGCTACTATTTCAGGATCTGTACTTGTACTGCACAGTACTCAAGATGAATTTTACAATGGTGAATTTAGTGGATCTGTTTTAACAGTAACTACTCAAAGTTTAGCTCAACCTTATCCATTAGATACCCAACCACTTTTTTATAATACTACAGGATCAAACTCAACCACACCTCTTCCAGGATATATATCTTGGCAATCTGCCGTTGATTATAATCCAATTACAAATATATATTCATTATATATTCCTACTTTATATATAAATGAAATAGATATTAATGGAATTAATATTGAAACTGCTTTATCTAATCTAACAGTTGGCGATAAAATAACATTTACTATCAGTGCATCTGTTACTGATACATTTACAGTTCAAATTACTCCAACATTGGTAGGTACCATAACATCTGTTATCCCAACCTCACCATCTGTATGGAAAATTAACTTATCAACTTTACAAAATTCTCAAACAACATACTATTCCCCTATAACATCATATCCAGTTTATTCTACTACGGGTTCTTTATTTTTAAACTCGATAACAAGCCTAAATCCATATATTAATAGTGCACCTAATTATTATTACAGTAATTATAATCCTATAATAAATAATATTAATGAAGCTCGTTTAAGCACTAAATACGAAGAAGTTTCATATAACCCTGCTATTCAAACTCCATCAAATTTTGCCCAAATAATTAGTGGAAGTGCAATTAAAGCAGATGTTCAAGATTCAAACTATTCTTCTAAACGTGTTATTAACCCACGTTATGATGGTGTAAAATCAACTTCTCAACAATTAAATGTTTGGACTCCTGGTGATACTGGAACATATGGTAAAACACCAACTGCTGAGCAATTAAAAACAATGGTAGCTTATTGTGATTCAGTTTCAGGATGGCCTCCTGAAAGAATGAATGCATCTGCTATTCATATTTTATATTTAATTAAATCTGATGGAACTGTTGTAATACCAAATGTTTCTGAAAATTCATTATACGATAATAAAGGAACATTTGAATCAGGTGAAAAATTAATTATTTCTCCAAAAACTATTTCTGCTGGAAGTCCTCAACAATATAGAAATATTATTAGAGGTGGTACTCGTATTGAACCTATTCTATATACTCAATATGGACATTCTCCTGCTAGTTGGAATACTACAATGAGTTTTGAAGATATTACATTATCTGCTAATTCTCCTACTGGAAACTATACCGCTTTATATAATAAGACAACAACCCAAGCAATCCCAGGAGATGGTAATTTTTATACTGTTACTTTTCCAAATACAGTAAATGGCCTTACAGCTGTTAGTAATGGATATCAAATTTCTTCAAATGCTATTTTAGACGGAGTTGATATTTGGATAACTGCTAAAGTAAGAATAGCATGTTATCATTATACTAGCAATACTAATTTATGGACTTATTTACGTTTTGCTAAGAATGGAATCCCCGTTCCTAACTCAATATATGGTTTTCAAGAAACTGTAAATACTATTCCTTATGGAAACACTACAGCTACTGTTTTTACATATAATGTTACTCTTCAAATTTCAAACGCTAATTTATCAGTAGGAGACATATACACTTTAGAAATAGCTAGAACCGGAATTGGAGGTACTACAACACTTCCAGGTGGTCAACCATCAAATGTATATAATATTCAAGTTGCCGGAACACAATTCCAAACAACCCAACAACCTATTGCTACTTCTCCTGTTACATCTTCTGGATTTAATTCAATTTGGGGGTATGCTGATAAAATAAATTATCCAAATGTTATAACTTCTTCAAATTCAACTTTAGTAAATTTATATGGGGATCCTAATGCTAAAATGGCAAACATAACAGGATCTGGTTTTAATCCTGTAGTATTACCTTGGTCAATAGAGTATGCTGATGAATTTAGATTTGAAGGAAGAGAAGATTATGTTTACCAAGTAGGAAAAATATTTGCCCCTGGTGATAGTGGATCAGGCCGTATTACTCAAACAGGATCTATTGAAGTCCATTTTAACTATAACCTACCAGTTTCTGCTTCTTCTTCAGTATTTAATTTAGATCATTTTTTAATTAGACGATACATTGATGATGCTAGTTTAGTTTTAATGGAAGGATATAGACCTATAAATTCAAGTGGCCCGTTTATTGTAAGACCAGAATATGTAGTTCCTGAATTAAATAAATCAGTAGATGAATTTATTTTGGATCTTACGCAGAAAGGGTTGATACCATAATATTTATTACATATAATACACCTATAACAATACTAAAACATGGGATATTTAAATAATCAAGTCATTACAGTTGACGCAATTTTAACAAATAAAGGTAGAGAGCTTTTAGCAAAAAATGATGGTTCATTTAGAATTACACAGTTTGCTTTAGCAGATGATGAAATCGACTATACTTTATATAACCCAAACCACCCTTCAGGTTCTTCATTTTATGGTGAAGCTATTCAAAATATGCCTTTATTAGAGGCATTTCCTATTGAAACACAAATTATGAAGTACAAATTAGCTACTTTACCTCGTGGAACTGCTAAATTACCTGTACTTGACTTAGGGTATTCTGCAATTGCTTTGAATCAAGGAGCTGCATTGTCCGTTACTCCTCAAACATTAAATTATTTAGGAAATACCCAAGCATATGAAACAAGTGGATACTCAGCTACTATTTCAGATGTTCGCTTAATGAGTACATTTACAGGAGTAGGAATTAATACAACAGCTGCTGCTACTGCAAACGCTGCTGTTACTTCAACAACAACATTAGGAACAAATGTATCTGTAACAGTAATTGGTTCCCAAATCAATTTAAGAGCAACTACTGTAAATACATTATTTGGTAATAACACACAACTATCAGCTACATTAACAGTTGTAGGTTTAGATAGTGGTGCTCGTTTAACTATCCCAGTTACAATTAATAAAACAAACGTTTAAAACATAAACAATGGCATTTAAAAGATTAGATCCTGAAGATTTTTTAGTAAGTAGTGATTCAATTACTTCAACACTTTGGTCAACAGGAGTTCCTACCTTAACTTCATTTAATACATCATCTGTTCAAGCAGCAGGGTCATCTGGAAATTATTATTTAAGTGTATATCAAACGGCTTCAACTAATCCTATAGCTCAAGTTCAATTTGATATTGCTTATGGTGATGCTTTAGGAAGTGGTAGTGTATGGTATAACCCAATAGTTCCTGGAAATTCATATACTAAAACAATTTATGGGCAATATCGTTCAATGATTTTAGAAGATGAAAATTCTAGTTTTACTTTTGGAGTAGGTAATAACACATATGTTACTAATAACTTTTGGGTTTTATCTATTGAACGTGCTAACTACAAACAATCATTGTTCCCTGGTTCTTTAAATCTTCAAATTTCAGGATCTGGTGGTACTATTAATTTAACAGATAACTCTCAAGACGTTCTTGTAAATACATTCCTTGGATCTACTAGAGTATTCCAATTAATTTCAGGATCAAATGGTACAGCAGGAACTTTATCAAACAGTGGATATGTTGCTGGATCAGGTTCGTATGGTTTAGTATTTCCTGATTTAGGAACTATTATGTTAAACCCAGCGGCAATTTCACAATCTATTCAAGTTGCCCCAAGTAGATCAAATAATTCAAATGGATTAAATAATCAAAGATTATTCAATGCTGTTTCATTGGGTGCTTCATTTGCTTTAAATTCTGAAGAAACCGTTACCTCTGATTATGTATTTGTTAGAGCACGTAATAGTGAATTTAACTACTCAGAAAATCCTTCATTTATTTCAGGTTCAACTGGTGAAGTAATTTATAGTAATTTTATCAACCAACCACAAGTATATATTACTACTGTTGGAATGTATAATGATAGTAATGATTTGTTAGCTGTAGCTAAAATGTCAAGACCATTATTAAAAGACTTTACAAAAGAAGCTCTTGTTAGAGTAAAACTAGATTTCTAAGAATGAATGAGCGTATTCAAGTCATTTATAACTTCAGACGTTATCGTTTCACCCTTTAAGGTAAATAAATCGTTTACTTTTCGAGGAAATGAACTTACTAGCTCAAATGTAGAAATTGATAGATACATTGGAACAAATATTACTTCATCCCTTTGGACTTCAGGCTCATACCCTACAGGATTTATTAACATACAAGATCAAATTTTAGTATACCGTTCAATTAGAGAACTCTATTACTCAAACTATCTTTTTGGCTCTAATGGTTCTCCTGCAAATACAGCATCATTTAATATTGATGGTACTATAACAGGCCCAGCATATGAACCTAGTTATTATAATTATCTTTCAACAACCTTAAATCCAAACCGATACTTCCCAACAGGATCAGGAGAAAAAATTGGTGTAATTTCAATCCCTTCAAACTTATTTGGAGAATATCTAAAGCCGGGCACTGTAAGAATTTCAAACGGAACTACTACTTTTACAGATGATGGAGAAGGAAATATGATTTCTGGTTCGTTGAAATATGGGGACGTAATTTACGAGCATGGAGTAATCATTTTAACTTCAAACGGTATTTCTGGATCTTTTGGATATGGTGCTGGTGTATATGGTTCTACGGTATATGGTTTATCTTTAATTGACTATATATCTAGTTTTACAACAGGTTCAAATATTACATGTTCATTTGAAAGTACAGTCACACTATATGAATCACAATATAAATGTACTATTAGAGAAAACGAATTTAATTTCACTCAGAATCCAACAGTTGTTTCTGGAAGTATGAACAGTGGAGTAATATATGATTTTGCAACAGGTTCATATTTTTCACCTTATGTAACAACAATAGGACTTTATAATAATAATTACGAGTTAATTGCTGTGGGAAAACTTGCTCAACCTTTACCTACTTCAGCAGTTACTGACACAACTATACTAGTTAATTTAGATTTATAACATATTTATAATCATGGCTAATACATTAAAAAAAATATTTGTTCCCGGTTTAGACCAAGTAGCTCAAACATATACTGTTGAATCGTGGCACGTTTCCCAATCAGTTGATGCGTTTACAGGAATTGAAGCATATGATGTTACTATTTCTGGTTCATTAATTTTAACAGGTTCTTTAGCTATTGAGGGTTTAACAAATCCATCTTTAACAGATGTATTAACTATTGATACAACAACCGGACAAATATATTATACTTCTTCAACTGCTATAGCCCCTATAAATAACTATTTCACCAGTAGTGTAACTAACACATATACTTCAAGTACAGTAAATAATAACTTTTCCACTAGTACGGTAACAAATAGTTATACATCAAGTACAGTAAATAACCCTGGAGGTTCAGATACTCAAATACAATATAACAGTGGTAGTGCTTTTGGCGCATCCCCTAGTTTTAGATACGATTATACTATTGAAAGTTTAGCTCAAGGTAATAGTACAACTGCTTCTGCTAATTTTTCTCATGCCGAAGGAATTCTTACAGAAGCTTCATTTCTAGGAGCCCATGCTGAAGGAAATAGTACTATAGCTGCAGGAATAAGTTCTCACGCTGAAGGTGAATTAACAACTGCTCAAGGAACAGGTGCACATGCTGAAGGATATGAATCTTTATCCTCAGGAAATTATTCACATGCTGAAGGATATCAAAATATATCCTCAGGACAACGTTCACATGCTGAAGGAGATAATACAATATCATCTGGAACGGGTTCACACGCAGAAGGTTATCAAACTATAGCCTCAGGATCACGTTCACATGCTGAAGGAGATAATACAAGATCATCTGGAATAAGTTCTCATGCTGAAGGTTACCAAACAATTGCTTCAGGACAATATTCACATGCTGAAGGTTACCAAACAATTGCTTCAGGTCAAGCTTCACATGCTGAAGGACTTCAAACAACAGCTTCAGGTAATTATTCACGTGCTGGTGGATTTAATACCAAAGCAATAGGGCTTAACTCAGTTGCTTTTGGAGGTTCAAATATAGCAAATGGATCGTATTCATTTGTTGCTGGATTTTCTAACAACGCTGGTGGATCAAATAGTACTGCTTTTGGATTCACTACATATGCAGGCCCTAGTGCTTTAAGTGCAGGAATACAAACATCTGCTTCAGGACAATATAGTGCAGCATATGGTCAACAAACCATAGCTGCTGGACAAGCTTCTTTTACTGCAGGACAATCTACTACAGCTAATGGGAATTATCAAACTGCTGTTGGTTTTTTTAATGAGTTAGATAGCTCTCCAAACGCATTTATTGTAGGAGGAGGAACATCAGCTGGAAGAAAAACATTAGTATTTGCTTCAGGCTCACAATTTCAACTTTCAGGAAGTTTTGCCCCACAATACAGAAATTTAGGAAATATTGGTGTTGCAATAGCTTCTTCGGGCCTATCTGTTACTAACAGAGATTATAATGTTGTATTCACCGCTAATAATGTTACAGCTTTAAATAAAAATGAAATTTTATTACCTGCAAATGTGCCGGTAGGAACTGTAATATATCTTCAACGTGTTGCAGGTAATGTAACTGGATCTTTAATTAGAGTTTCTGGATCTTCAGGACATTTAGTTAACGGTGCTGCTGGGTATTCATTTCCAACAGGTTCTTTTGCTAGAAGAATGTTTGTATTTTCTGGTACTTCTACTGGTTGGTATACTGAACCAAATCCAATAGTTTAATTTATAAAACATGAACTGGCTGTATAAAAAACAAGAAATTGAGGATATCTCTCACTTTCCAAATAATACTTATGGTTTTATCTATAAGATAACCCACACTCCAACCAATAAATCTTACATTGGTAAAAAAGTACTTTACCATAACAAAAAAATAAAGTTAACTAAAAAAGATCTTGAGTTGTATGAAGGTGTAGTTGGTAGAAGACCATCATATAAACTTGCAATAGCAGAATCTGATTGGAAAAAATATTGGGGATCAAATAAAACATTACTTGAACTGTTAAAAACAGAACCAAAAGAAAATTTTAAACGTGAGATTTTGATTACATGTCCAAACAAAAAACTTTTAACATATTATGAAACACAAACTTTGTTTGTTTATAGAGTGTTAGAGGAACCTGATCTATATTTCAATGACAACATTTTAGGTAAATTTTTTAGGAAAGACTTTGATATCTAAAAGATAGGTCATATCTTCCATTTATGGTAAATGAGTTATTAGTTAACCTGGTAAATTCTGTTTTAGGAGCAGGAAAACGTACCGCTAGAGGAAATCAATCCTATACCTGTCCCTTTTGCCACCACCACAAACCAAAACTAGAAGTTAATTTTACCGAAAACAAAGAAGGAGTAAATCAATGGGCTTGTTGGGTATGTGGTAAAAAAGGTAAAACTATTAGAAGCTTATTTAAACAAATCCAAGTTGATGCTTCTTACTTTCAGGAATTAAGTAAACTTGTAAAAAATGTTTCTGTAGAAGATATAGGAGAAGTAAAACAAACTTTACTTGAATTACCAAAGGAATTTAAAACCTTTATCAACAATAAAGATATTGTAGCAAAACATGCTCTAGCATATCTTAAAAAACGAAATGTATCTAAACACGATATTTTAAAATACAATATAGGATATTGCGATTCAGGTCAATATAATAATATGGTTGTTATTCCATCATATGATAACAACGGTAGATTAAATTATTTTACCGCGAGATCATTTGAGAAAAATCCTTACATCAAGTACCGCAACCCTGAAACGTCTCGCGATATTATACCGTTTGAATTGTTTATTAACTGGGACTTGCCTATTATATTGTGTGAAGGTCCGTTTGATGCAATGGCTATAAAACGTAATGTTGTACCATTATTTGGTAAAAACATTCAATCAAATTTAATGAAAAAAATAGTTACTTCCAAAGTACAAAAAATATACATTGCATTAGACAACGATGCTATTTCAAAAGCCCTTGGCTTCTGTGC